TGCATTTGAATGATATAAATCCAAGTGAGGATCAAATTTTAGCTGATTTGGCATTACATCCACAATTATTCACTACATATCAGCGGAGACTTTATTATGGAATTAGAAATGTGAATTCTAGTAATAATTCATTAATATTGGCACTCGAGACGGCCGGAATACATTACAATTATGATAATGATGTTTGGTATACTCAACGAAATATGAGACAACATTTTAATACAGTTATGACAACATTTAATAATTATGTGTCACAATTAGGTAGTAGAATTTCGCAAATTTGGAATGGTTGTAGTGTAGGGGAAATTTGTGGATTCATAAGTTTGGCAATTGGTATTTTTGGTTTGATTGGTTTCGTTTATTCTTCTTTTTCGAAAGATAAAATTGAAGATTTTAAATCTGAAAATTCATCTGCACCGGTACAACCAAAAACACAAAATACTTTTGTTGTTGAGAATTCTTCTGCACCATTGCAACCAAAGACACAAAATACTTTTAAAGTTGAGAATTCATCTGCTCCATTGCAACCACGTACAACTGCATCATTTAAAACAGAAGTTTATCAGGATCGTGGTTGTCAAATGCTTGAGAGTGCAATTGTACGTAAATCTTTATATGCTTTGCATTCAGAGACAACTGTATTTGGAAATGTTATTTTTATTCGTGGTACAACATTTTTGATGAATTATCATTTTATTGAGATGTTGCGTCTAAGAAAAGATCCAAAAATGAAATTATTCTGTACCAATGCTGCCCGAGTTCAAATAGAATTTGATTTGGGTTATTTGTTAAATAATTTTGTACGTTTGACTAAGAGCGGAAGGGAAACTGATTCTGTTCTTGTTTCTTTGGATCCTGTGCGAAATAAGGTACATATACATCCTGACATAACTAAACATTTTATACGTATAGAAGATCTTTCATTGTTGTCTGGTGTTTATAATGCACAATTACCATCTTATGCTGGTAGAAATGTGGATTTTTTGTATCCAAATTTAAGATCTATCACTGATGTTCAACTGTCAAATAATGAATATCGAATTTCAGATGCTGGTTTTCAATT